CGCGATGACTTGGTCGGCGTTTTTTATGCCGTTGGCCTTGAGGATCTGGCGGAAGAGCGGGGCGAGGCGGGCCTGCACCTCGGGATTGGGCTGGGCGTAGAAATTGGTGGCGGCGTTGGCGGCCTGGCTGTTTTGCTGGAGTTCCTGCTCGCCCCGGTATTTGGTGAGCTGGAGGTCCACGTCGAGCGTGAGGTTTTTGACCTCGTTGGGCTTGATGGTGGAGAGCGCACCGAGGTTGCCATCGAAGAAGCGGAAGGTTTTGTCGGTCTGCAAATTGGCAGCCGCGAGGAGCATGAGCGACTTCAAAATGTCGCGGATGCCGGCGCGGAGGTCGGATACCATTTTGTCGGTGAGTTCCTGGCCGGACTTCTCCATGTTGCGGACGCCGGTGGCGAGCTTGGTGGTGTCGAGGCCGAGGGCTTGGCCGTCGTTGACGTTGCTGACACCACTCATGTTCATGGCGATCTGCATGAGGAACTCGATCATCTCGCGCAGGGGCTGGCCTTTGGTGTCGTAAATGTCCACCTGTTGGACCGTCTCGGCGAGGGTTTTGCCGGGCTTGAGGTGGAGCGTTTCGCCGCCGTTGAGTTCGAGGTCGGGGTCGGCTTCGCCCTCGGTGGTGTTCTCGGGCTGCCAGGCGATGATTTTGCCGCTGCGGGACATGGAGAACTGCCAGCGATTGAAGAGGAGGTCGATGGCGGTCTGGAGCGGCTCGAATAGCTCGGCGAGGCCCTGGCCGTGGGCGCGGCCGGGGATCTTATTGATGGTGGGCAGACGGTAGGGGCGTCGTTTGTCGGGCGTGATGTTCTCGATGTAGTCATAGAACAGCGGCACGGTGCCGTCGCGGGTCATGATGAGCAGGATGTTGCCCTGGTTGCCGGTGTTGAGCGCATCATACCAGAGGCAGAAGCGGGACCAGTTCACCTGCGGCTCACGTTTGTCCTGGCCGAGGCTGTCGAGCGGCTCATTGAGGTCGGCTCGGCCCTTGTTGGTGGCGGCTTGTGCCTCGGGGGTGGCGACGGTGAGGAGGCGGTGGGTGAGGTTGCTGACATACTCCATGACCTGGTCCGGGGCCACGTCGTCGAGGGTGAGCAGGCGGTGGACGAGGGTGATGAGCGGCTCGTCGTAGTGGTGGACGGTGGCGTCTGCGAGTTCGAGATTTTTGCAGTTGAGCGGGTAGAGGAAATCCGAGGGCAGCAGGATCTCGGCCTGGGGGCCTTCTTCGACGATGGTCCTGCGCCAGATGATCTGCTGCTGGTAGTTCTCCGCGCCGGGGTGCGGGGTGGTGCCATCGCGCTTGAGCACGAGCTGGCCGGTGGGCTGCAAAAGGGGCTGGCCGGTGGCGGGATCAACGGCGGGCTGCTGGGTGGCTGGATCAATGACCGGTGCCTGCTGTTCGATGAATTCGTCCTCGCCCTGGATGATGTAATCGTTATCGGTGCCGACGACGGGCTGGCCGTCCGGGCCGATGAGGATGGCTTTGTCGGACTGGTAGTAGGAGACGCGTTTTTGGTGGAAGAGGGACACGGGGCATTCGCCGCAAATAACAACGCGCTCGATGATGCTGGCGAGGGTGCCTTTGGTGTCGTTTTCGGAGTCGAGGACGTGGCGGAGCCATTTGTCGAGGCGGTCGGCGAGGTCGGCGTCCTCAATTCCCACGTCGTAGGCGGCGAAGTAGGGGTCTGAGCCGAGGTAGTAGTTGATCATGCGGGCGATGACCTGCTGGAGGATGCGCCGCGTGAGGGGGATGTGGAGATTTGAGTCCGCGAAGATGCCGCCGAGCACGGCGGAGCGCCATTCGAAGCGCATTTCGTACGACATGAGGGCCATGTGGCGGGTGTCGAGGTGCCGCCGGCGGAAGGTGCCGTCTGCGTCAAAGGCGGAGGCGTGCCAGTTCGGGGAGTCGAAGTCGCGCAGGCCGAGTTCGTCGGCGAGTTCCTCGGCGCGGTTCTTGGCGTGGATGAGGAGGGCGTCTTCCTGCGCCCGGTTCATGGACTTTGACAAAGCCGATGGGATGAGTACGCGGGGCTTATCTGGATCTGGCTCCAGGAGCGGGGGGAGCTTGGAGGCAAGGGCCTGGGCCTGTGGCATAGCGGAATCCATGCGGGGCATGGTGGGTGGCAGAATGGCGGAATGGCAAGAAGGTTTTGTTGCGACTCGGGGAGAAATGACCCAGAATCAATCAACGAAGTCCAAGTGATATGAGCGAAGGAATCCAAACTGAAAAGTCCGGCAGCAGCGCCCCATCTGGTCGCCTGTATCCGATTGTTGTGCCTTGGGCTACGCCTTTAACGGATCGTGAACAAGATCGAGAGGCGGCGGATAATCCATGGGCGCTGTGTCGCAAACTGGAGAGAATAGTCGGGAGACTGGCGGAGTGGTCACGCAAGTATCCACGGCAACAAGTCCACAGCTTCTCCGCTCAAGTGGACGAGCAACTAATCGAAATCGAGGAAGATGCGAAGGCGCTATTCGATGGTCACAACGTCCCTGCTCTGGCACGTAGCGGGGGAGAGAAAACTAAACCGAAGGAATCAATTCATGAATCAGAACCAACCAGATAATGCCACTACGCCCCGCTCTGTTGACCAGCAGCAGGCTTGTTCGGAATTTGCGCGTCCATCGAAGTATGTCTGGCGCTGGTATGCCCGCCATCGAAATATACTCGCACGCATGCGATGTGAACACGCCGAGCAATCTCTACCGTCCGCGCCTGAGCATCGACGGGAATCAATGGTGCGCCCTCTTCGGGGAAAAGACCACGGACACCCGCCGGGATGGGCTGGTTCAGTGCGGATGTCGCTAGCGTGGCCTTCCGGCGAGTTTCGTATTCACGACATGCCGGGAGAGCACGAACCATGCTACCTCATCTGCCCGGATGGCTGGATGGTCCCTTTTGCCGCACACGCCACCAACGGCATAGATCATGCTCGGGCGCAATGGTTCGCCGACACTCTCAACGCAGCACTGAACAGTGATTCTCGAACCAAAGTCTGATATTGAGAGCGGGTGAGGAGTCCGCTGGACACGCTGGCGGACTTGCCTGCGAATGTGGTGCCGTTTCAGCAGCCTGGGCCTTCATCACCGTGTTGCGGATTGGCGGACTTGCCTGCGAATGTGGTGCCGTTTCAGCAGGCGGCTTGAGAGGTGGACAACAGGGCGGAGTGATGCCTATGAGCAGGGATTGTGGCGAAGAAAACGAGCCAGAAGCCCCCAGTCAAACCCAGCACCGAGCCTGTGCCCATGAGCACGGTGGGGGTGCCGTCGTCTCTCGGTAAGGGGGAAGTGAGGCTCTACGATTTGAGAAAAAGCAGCCTGCCGGAGGTGGCTGTGCCGCCTCCCGAGGCGGAACTGGCAGCCTGGGCGTTTTGGCTGGTGCATTTCCCATCGCGGCGCTGTGCGCCGGTGAAGGGGGATCGCGGTGAGGCCCTGGCAGTAATGAAGAAGCTGGGGCGCGGGCAGGATGTGGCGGGTGTTTTGCCTGTGAAACCCGCCAAAGAGTCGCGTGCGCGGGCGCGTGTGTGTGTGAATGAGCCAGACTCGGAGACGGGGAAGACGGCAGACGGCGAGAAACCGCCCTCGAACCGGATGGCTTACACGCCGGTGCCGGAGGGTGCTGATTTTGACCAGGCGATGATGCATGTTTTTCCGGTGGCACGCCTCATGCAGCACTATGAGCGGTTGTTGGTCGCTGAGGAAACGATCTTTGACCGAGAAGGGAAGGACGTGGGGTCGCGTGAGGCGCTTCAGACGCAGTTTCAAACTCTCAGGGAGTTGACGGCCTATCATCAGGGCCGGCCACGGGAGCGGGAGAAGAAGAAGGAGGCGAGGCCGGTGATGGGCATCCAGGAGCTGCGTCAGAAGCTGCTCATCTCCCCGGAATACCGGCAGGCCATGCTGGAGATGATCCGCGACTGCGAGGCGCAGGCGGCGGCGATGGCAGGTGGCGGCGGCCCCAAACCCCCGGTGGGAGGCTGAACTCATGGCCTACTACGCACACGACAACCTGACCAGCACGGGCACGATGAAGGCCGTGCATGCGGCGGAGATGCAGGGCATGCGGGAGGAGACGCATGAGGACATTGATCAACTCGTGGTGCGGTCCCGACCGGGGGCGTGGTTTGAGACGGAGGGGCACATCATCGACAAGGCCGCTGTGGAGCGCGGAGCGCGGAGTGAGGACGGTGTGGCGCTGCATGCAAACTGGCTGCAAAAGCGGCTGTTTGAGATCGCGCAGTGGTGCCTGGACAACAACGAGCCGTGCCGGCTGCTGGTTTACAAGCCTCGGCAGAAGGGTTGCTCGACGGGAACGATGGCGCTGGCCTACTGGTGGAGCCGTCGGCAGCGGTCGAACTGCCTGCTCATGGGCGGGCAGTATTCGCAGGTGGAAAATTTGTGGGGCATTTTCAGCCATTACGCGAGCAAGGACCGCTTCGAGTGGGGGAACTCCATCGAGAAGCTGAACACGGACTCGGCGACGTTTTCCAACGGCTCCGAGTGGCAGTGGGAGACGGCGCGAGATCCCGAGGCGGGGCGCTCTGGGACGTATCAGGTGGCGGTGCTTACGGAAGTGGCACGCTGGGCCGAGCAGGGCGTGGCAAATGCTTCCAAGGTGCTCAACGGGGTGCAGAACTGTGTGCCAAAGATCCCGGGAACGCTGGTGATCATGGAGACGACCGTCAAAGGCGGCTTCGGCGAGTTTTACCACAAGTGGGTGGGCGACAAGGATAAGAATGTGCCGGGTGCGGTGAGCTTCGAGGACTTCAAGCGGGGTAAGCGCGGGAACGGATGGATCAAGGTTTTTGCTCCGTGGTTCGTGTTTGAGGACAGCCGGATTGCATGCCGCGATGAGCAGGAGGCTGCGGACATCATGGCAGGCATCGGCGCGATCTCCGAAGAAGAGAAGAGCGCGGAGCAGGAGATGATCCGGCGGTTTCGTCTGGGACCGGAGCAAATCAAATACTGGCGAGACGTGCTGATCAATGAATGCCAGCGTGATCCCGACAACCGGGACCGGGAGTATCCGCCGACGCCGGAGGCTGGGTTTAAGAGCACGCTGCCTGGGCGCTTCAACCGGATCGGGCTGCGGAAGCTGCGCGAGGGTGCGGAGCAGCAGCGGGACGACCTGCGTCGGATTATTTTGGAGAATCCGAGCGGCGACCGGAAAAACTACGTCCCACGCATCGTGCGCGAGGACAGCGAGGCGAGCTACTACATCTGGGAGCCGCCGAAGGTGGGGTATCGCTACCTACTGGCAGCCGACTTGGCGGCCGGTGAGGAAGTCACCGAGGGCGGGGACCGGGACTGCCAGACCGTGCTGGTGATCCGGCAGGGATTCATGAGTGCGCAGCGCGGCTGCTGGATGCCGCCCAAGGTGGTGGCGACAATCAAGCCGAACTGCCGCGTGGACCAACTCGTGCTGGCGGACATGGCGTGGCGTCTTGCCCGCTACTATGGCGGCTGCTTGATCGTGCCAGAGGTGAACTATGACAAAGGATTCATCCGGGCGCTGCGGGATCGTGGAGCGCACCTTTACGAGCGCGAGAGGGCGGCGACGGACAAGGAAGACCAGAAGCCCACCAAGAAGTTTGGATTCCTCACACGCGGCACCGATGGCGAAGGCATGCGGGGCTGGTGCATTGAGCGGCTGGCGGCGGCGATTCGCGAGTGGGACGTGCAGGGCAGCGGCATCGACTGCCCGGCGGAGTTCATTCTGGCTGAACTGGAGAACTTTATCCGCACGGAATCCGGGCGCGAGGAGGCGGCCCCTGGCAAGCATGACGACTGGGTGCTGGCGCTGTGCATCGCCCTGGCGACGATTGACGGCGCGACGCTTTACCGGGCGGAGGTCACGCGGAATGCGGAGCCGGCGTATCGGGAGAAGCAGCGGCAGCGGGAGCTGGCGGCAAAGCGGGGGCAGCGGGGGATGCGGTGATTGTCGCAACAAAACCCGTTTGACAGTTGGGGTGTCTGCTGCCTCCCATCTGCGGCATGTCTGAGGTTTCAACCCATGCAGCCCCGCCCCACACCGACACGGTCCAGCCTGTCGCAGGAGCACCCACGTCCGCGCCCGTCCCTCCGACGGGTGACAACGCCACCCCCAACCCCAACGCAAAGCAACCGGCAGCGACTTTGGAGACGCAGGCTGGAGCGGGAGGGGGCGTGGACTTCACGAAGATGGATGCAAATGCGTATGAGCGCTACATCGAGAGCCTGCCGGATGACGGCGAGGTGATCGAGTCCGAAGACCTGGGGTCTGCTCCTGCTACCAATCCTGCTGCTGCCCCGCCCGAGGTTAAGCCCGGCGAGGAGCATGAAGAAGGGATTCTGGCTCCGGGTAAGCTGCCCAATCGGCTCAAGGTGCCCACCGATGACGAGCTATCCTTCCACACGGCCCGGTTTTTCAAAGAATCGCGGCAGGGCGGCGGGAAGATGACCTTTGGCGAGGCTGAAACGCTGGCAAAACAGATGCTCGGCATTGCTGACGCGGCCCCGGCTGCGTCAGGTGATGTTGCTGCGAATGTGCAGCCTGAGCCTGTGGTGTTTGAACCCACCGGGCGTCTGGCGGAGCTGACGCAGCAACTCGAAGCGGCCACAGCCAATTTTGAGCAGGCGGCCGAAGGTTTTGATGCCAAAGGCCAGGCAGCGGCGCTGCGAGAGGTGAACCGGCTGAACCGGGAGATTTCAAAAGCGATGGCGGACTCCCAACGCGAGGAGGCCGATGCGGTGACGCAGCAGGCGTCCGCGCAGGAGGCTTTCATGCAGCAGTGGCAGGCCACGGAAGCGCAGGTGCATGGGATGTTTGCCCATGCGAATGCCGCTGATCCGGCCAGCGCACTGCACCAACGTGCCGCCGAAATCCAGGCCAGCTACCGCGACAGCCAGGACCCGGCCATGCAGGCGATCTACAACAGCCCGAACTCGGTGCTTCTGTATTTCACGCAGGCCGCCGGCGAACTCGCCATCCAACCGTCTGCGGCTCCTGCCGCGCCGGTTTCTCCATCTTCGATCAAGTCCACGCCTCCCCCCGTTTCACGACACGTCCCCGTAGGAGCTGCCCTCCTCGCCACTCAACAAGGTGGCAACCCGGCAGCCTTTCAGGGCAGGACCAATTACCAGCCGCAATCGCTCCACGAACTCGAACAGCTCGTGGAACGCATGGCAGCAGCGTAACGGACCTCACTTTGAAGGGGTGCCATATCCCACAACAATCATATGGCTTATTCAGAATCCGGCCCGAACACGGGCGACTCACTTTCTGCTCAAATGGACCCGAAGGTCCTTTGGGCAGCGGGCATTGACCTCGCTGAAGCGGAAGAAGATCCGCTCATGCAAATGGAAGGTGGCGCAGACGCCATCATCACCACCAAGACCGAAACCAGCGCTGGCGCTGGCACCACCATCAAGTTCCAAGTCACCTCCGACTACGGTGACGAGGGCAAGCAGGGGGATGAAATTTTCGAAGACGAAGACGACTTCGAAGAGGAAATCTTCAACGACTTCGAGCTGACTGTGGACTGGGTGCGTCATGCGACGCGCTTCACGAAGCGCTCCGGCGAGATCATGGGCCTGCTGGGCGAACTCAAGCGCAAGATCCCGATCAAGCTCGGGCGCTGGCTGGGTAAATACAAGTGCCACAGCATGCTTATGACCATGCTGCACAAGACCAACGCGGCCAATCACTTCTACACGGCCAGCAGCCAGGACAGCATCAGCGCCGGCGACGGCCTGACCTATGACGAGATCGTCAAGGGTGGTGCGATTCTGAAACCCCTCGGCGGCCAGCCGGCGGTGATCGGTCGTGAAGGTAAAAATTCCATCTGGGGTGCTGTCGTTCTCGCGACGGATAACGCCACCTATGGCCTCAAGCTCGATCCGATCTACCGCCAGAACCTCCAGACGGGTTTTGTGCAAGGTCGGGATAACCTGCTCTGGAAGGGTGGCGTCGCCAATGTGGATGGCCACCTCATCAAGGAATACGTTCCTCTTCGTGGCGACATTGAAGGCGCGGTGGGTTCTCCCCTGAATCCGCAGGCGCTGCTCGGAGTCGCCGTCGCTGGTGGCACCACCGCCCTGCAAATCAAAGGCGGCGGCAACGCCACCTCGGCAGCCAAGGCCAAGAAGAAGTATTTTAAATACTTCCCTAAATACGCCTTCCGCTGGCGTCCAGGTCAGGGCACCCGCACGGCTGACACCCTGTCCGCCACGTCCGAAATCTGCTGGGACCTCACGGCCCTGGGCGAGGACGGCGCGACGGCGAACGTGTTCTACGTCCGCATCACCAATCCGCCGAACGCGGCCACAGACCCCGGCAAGTGGTGCATCTACGAAATCACGACCAATGACGGCAACATCATGACGACCTCCGCTCGTCTCGGTGCCACCGACTCCGGTCAGCGCTACCAGACGGTGGGCGCGGTGACGTGGGATGCCAATAAGCACACGGTGACGCATGGTGAAGGCTCGCTGGTGACGCTGTGCAACGCGGCGGGTGTCTCCCTCGGTGCCACGTTGTTCCTCTACCGCCAGGCGGCGTATCGTGGCTACGGCTCGGTCCGCAACCAGCGCCAGGAAGACAGCAAGAACGGCAACTTCGTCCAGGAGCGCTACATCGAGAGCGTCTTCGGCCAGTGCCTCCGCGAGGACACTCGCGGGAACAAGCCGGCCATCGCGGTGATTAAACACGCGATCTTCTATCCGGGCATCATTGATGCCTAATCCCTCGGCAAGGTGGGGAGCCTTCGGGTTCCCCACTTTGCCCCCTTTTTTCTCTCTTCCTCCTCCCTCTTTTCCCAGCCCCTTTTTTATGAAGCAAGTCCTTGGCCTCATTCACTTCCCCCCGTCATTGTCGCGCAGTGTGGCGCGTGTGCGGGACTTCCGGCGCTGCCCGGAGCATGACAACGTGCTGGCTTATGAAGGCCGGGCTTTGTCCGTCGATGAATTCAATCGTGTGGCTTTGAAACTGCTCGGGGAAGGCAAGGGCCTGTATGGAGTGCAGCCCATCGCCAAAATGATCGAGGTCGAGGTGGCGGACTCTGCGCCAGTCGAAGCGCCGGCGGCAAAACCTGTGCGTGTCGCCAAACCTGCGCCGGTCATTGACCTGCCCAAAGTCACCTTGGAGCCGTCTGGCGACGGCTTTGTGCTGGTGAATTACGAAGGCGACGAGGCCCGTTACATGGGCGCGTCGCAAGCCTGGGAGTCTGATGTCTCCCTGGTCATTCCTTTTGCCACCGAAGACGAAGCCCGTGCGGCTTGTCCTGGGGTGCTCGTTGACAAAGCTCCGGCTATCGACGAGCCAGACGAATCTCTGGCTGAGGACTCGGGGGCGAGTCCGATGTTGGTTGAGGAAAGCGCCCCGGCTCCACAAGAGCCGGTGGCGTCACCCTCCCCGCATGCGGTCGATCCGGCGAACATCCGCAACACAGTGATTAAGGCGCAGGCTGAAAAGCGGGCTGCCAAAGCTGCCCGGAATGCCCCGGCTCCCAAAAAAGTCACGCCGCCCCCTGCGGCCAAGTAACCCCTGCCATGCTCCTGCTGCTCGTCATGACCATCGCCCAACTGTTCACGCAAATGTCGCAGAACCTCTCGAAGGTTCCGTCGGCCATGGATGCGTTGCAGCAGGCGGCCTTGGTGCGGGCGGCGAACGCTGGCTTGGCGGAGTTTGTGGATCTGCTGCCGGACCTGCGCAAGACCGAGGCCAAGACGGAGCGGCTGGGAGCGGCGCAGTCCAAGACCATCACCGCGACGGCGGCGAGTAAAGCCTTCACTCTTACCTGGGCCGAGCAGGCGAACTTCCTCGGTCGCACGGTCGTGGTGGGGAATGACAGCAGCCGCTACAACCGCCTCCAGGCGCTGAACACGCTGCTTTTTGCTCATGAAGGTGCCACGGGGAGCACGACGCTCGAAGTGCGGGCGGATGCCATCCTACTGGGTAGCCTGGAAGATGCCGTGGATGGCG